CCGACAACTACCTGATGATCGTGCCGCGGACCATCGAATGCGTCACCTATAAGACGCTCGCGTTCATCTGCGAGAAGCGGGTCACCTTCGACGAGCAGGGCGAATCCTACAGGCAACGCGCCCAGTGGTACCACAGGAAGGCGAGCAACTCCCTCCGACGCTACAGGCCCGCGCTCGACACCAACGGCGACGGTCATCCCGACATCGCTTTCAACCTCGGCGTCATCACCTTCAGGTAGTCCACGGCCATGCCCCCACTCGCCAATCCCTTCCCGCAGACCACGCGCTCCCAGGTCTGGGATACGCTGATCGCCTACCTGAAGGCCGATCCGGTCCTGTCCCCGCGCGTGGATACCTGGCAGACCTGGGACGGGTCCGATGATTCGATCGCCGAGCCCACGGACGAGGACCTCCCGTTCGTCCGCATCACGCCCAGGACGGGCCAGCAGAAATGGCTCGACGAGAATGCCCAGGGCTATCGGTTCGCCATCGACTTCGACCTGGGCATCGGCGGGACGGACATCCGGGCCGCGTTCGACTTCTGGGGCGCCTTCGAGTCCTGCCTGTTCAACGGTAACTTCCTGCTCGACCAGCTCTACGCGTTCCAGGTGATCCAGAAGACCGTCACGGCGCCGAACTTCACGCCGCGGCTCTTCGGCGAGGCCAGCGGGATCGCCGTCAAGGTGACGCTCGAAATCTACATGCGGATCAATTCATAAGCTCAACCTTATCCCGGTGAGTGTGGCCACCCATCGGGACTCCCCCCTTGAAACGTTCCCTATGCATCACCCAGGAATCCGCCTTCGGCACCTACCACAGCTCGAGCCCCGTCGCCATCTACCCGCGGCTCGACTCGGCCGATGCGTTCAAGGTGATGACGCAGCCCGAATTCTGGCAGATCATGTCCGGCAGCGGCTTCGCCGTCCCGGCGCTGTTCGGCTCCCAGGTGACGGGCCTGGCCGCGACCCTCTCATTCCCGCTCTGCTACAGCCATGCCAACTTCGTGCTCGGCTGGGCGCTGCAGCGGATCAACTCGGGCCAGACCTCCCCGTGGACCACCTCCGAGATAGCCGGCGACCTGGCCAGTTGCACGCTCGATTACATCTGGACCAATACGACCGGCACGGAGCGTACCAAGCGGTTCCTCGGGGCCAAGGTCGCGACGCTCCAGCTCGCCGCCTCGCGCGATTCGCCGGTCATGCGCTGCACCCTCGGCCTGATCGCGTCGACCCCGCAGGGGAACTCCTACGATAGTTCCAGCGATCCCACCCTCACCGACCCGGCCGACACGGTATTCCCCACGGACCCCGTGCTCTTCCAACATCTCAAGGCGGGGCTCACCATCGGCAACGTGGCGAGGAGCAATTTCCAGTCGATCGGCCTGGGCGTCACGAACCGGATCAGGCCCTACTACGACGAGTCGCGGTTCGCCAGCCTGATCCGCTCCAACGGCCGGACGACCAAGCTCACGGGCTCCTCGCGCCTCAAGCCCACCCCCGACGACCGGGCCGCCTACGAGTCGGCGACGGTGCAGGGCTCCGCGAACACGGTCGTATTCACGAACGGAACGCATACCGTCACGTTCACGCTTAACGCCCAAAACTATTTCGATTCGATTTCCGAGCAATTCCCGCTCGACGAGGAAATCTACTACTCGTGGTCCCTGTCGAACCTCCTCGACGCCACGGCGACCACCGATTTCACCTATACTTACGCGTAAACATGAGCATGAATACCCTCCTCGAACGCAACCGGGGCATCCTGGGCAGGGTCGACGCGCCGGGGCCGGTCGCGGGGCGGATCGCCGAGGTCCTCCGCGACGGCAAGCGCGAGCATCTCCTGGCCGGGGTGGATTCCCAGGGCGTCCCCTTCGCGCCCCTGGCCCGGTCCACCGTCGCCGACCCCCGCAGGCGGCCGGGCGGCCCGCTGGTGCCGGGCGAGGCCGCGGCCGACCTCATCGTCCACTACCGGGTCGATGTGACGATCGAGCCGGGACGCGTGACATGCTCGGCCGGCTGGCCGTTCGGCTTCGTGCGCTACCTGCGATCGGGCACGAGGAAGATGCCGCGGCGCGACCCGGGGGGATTCCGGGGACAGGATCGATCGGGAGCGATGGCCACCCTCAAGGAGTTCCTCTTCCGTGGATGAAGTCCAGAGACTCTTACTTCAGGTCGAGGGCCGCGAGAAATTAGAGGCCCTCAACGCGTCGCTCGCGAAGGAAATGGATTTCCTGAACCAGCTCAGGGAGATCCAGAAACAAGGCGTCGTGGGCGTGTCCCCGGCCCAGATCGAGGCGGCCGCGCGCAGCGTCGTGGACCTCAACCGCCAGATCGCCGACGTCCAGAAGGGCACGAAGGATTTCAGCGGCTCGGCGCTCCAGCTCGGCTACGTGCTCGACGACCTCACCAACACGTCCGGCGACTGGACGCGCAAGCTCGCCTCGATCTCGAACAACATCCCGGGGCTGATCATGAGCCTGGGGCTGGGCGGGGGCGTGGCGGGGATGATCGGGCTCATCTCGACGGGACTGATCGCGCTGACCCCCGTCGTCAAGAACGCCATGGGTGCCTTCACGGGCCCGGATGCGCTGCCCCGGGTCAAGGCCCTGCTCGACGACGCGGCGGAGAGGGTCAAGGGCCTGCAAGGCGAGCTCGACAAGCTCATGAAGTCGCGGCCGATGAAGGAGAAGCAGACGGCCTCGGAGGTGGAGTTCCTCGTCGGCGAAGAGGGGCCCGAGAAGCTCATCCGGGGCATCGCGGCGGGCATGGGCGCCGCGGGCGATGGCGCGCGGATGACGGACGCCGAGCGACAGCGGATCAAGAACCTCCGCGGCGCGCTGGGCGGCTCCGACGACGAGAGGGTGGTCGCGGCGATCCGGCAGGCGCAATTCGAGATCAATGGCCGGATCACCGGCGAGAACGAGCGCATGGCCGCGGAGATGCTGGCGTCGGCGCCGACGTCGGCCGCGTCGCGCCGTCGCATCGGCCGGTACCTGCCCGAGTTCGGCGAGGCGCTGGCCTCGACCGAGCCGGAGGCCGACGAGGCGGGCGAGGCCCAAGTCCAGGCCGTGATCGACGAGGGCAATCGCGCCCACGAGGCGGGCGTGGCGCGCCGCAAGAGGGCGGCCGAGCACGCGCGCAAGTCCCGGGCCACCGCCCAACGCGACGCGCGGCGCACGGCCGAGGACATCGCCACCGCCGACGAGGCCGAACGGGCGCACGAGCAGAAGTCCCGGGCCACCGCCCAACGCGACGCGCGGCGCACGGCCGAGGACATCGCCACCGCCGACGAGGCCGAACGGGCACGCCCCCGGGAGGCGGCCCGGGCCCAAATCCTCCAGGCCGGCGAACAGATGGGGCTGCCGGCGGCCTTCACGGGCGACCAGGTCAACGAGATGGCGGACGAGGTGGTCCGGCTCGGCAAGCAGGGGGTGGACACGAATACGGCCATCCTCGCCACCCTGTCGGGCAAGGTCCGCCAGATGCAAAGGCTCTCGGCCCAGATGCAGGCGCAGGCCGCATGGGCCAACCAGCTCGGCATGGGCTCGGACCAGAGCGGCGACTTCAGCGCGATGCCCCCCCTCCTCGGATCCGGCTTCGGGAACTGACCCATGTCCTCCATCCTCACGATCAACGGGGTAGCCTACCCCCAGTCCTCCCGCAGGTCGGCCTCCCTCCTGGTGGACGGCCGCGGCTGGGATGTCGACGGGGATTTCTGGCTCGAGTTCAGCGAGTTCGGGGCCGGCCCGCAACCCCAATTCAACAGGCCGTACGACGTCAGCCTCGCGCTCTCGGTGACCCCGTTCACCGTCTATTTCACCGGCCAGATCGCCTCGATCCAGCCGGCCTGGAACGAGGTCGGCCGGACCTGGGGCTATCGGTGCCTGGGGCTGAAATACCTGGCGAACTGGATACCCGTGACCGCCGCGGACGGATCGGGCTATATGCGGTTCAACGTCAGCCCCACCAATCCGAGCTATTACGTCGCCTCGATGGCCGGCCAGTCGGTGGGCCAGATCATCTCCTACTGCCTGGGTCAGCACTCGACCCAGCTCGCGGCGATCGGGGTGACGACCGACGGCACCACGGCATCGGGGCTGGCGGCCCTCACGCTGGTGCCCAGCGACGAGGTGGACGTCACGGGCGAGCGGCTCTGGTCGGCGATGGAATCCGTGCTCCAGCGATGGGCGCGCAACGTCCGGCTCATCATCACGCCCCTCGGCCTGGTCCGCGCGATCGACATCACCCGGGGCACCGCCGAGACCCTGACGTGCGGCACGGACCCGATCGACCCTCCCCTCTTCTCGCGGGCCTGGACCTCGTGCGCCACGAATTTCACGGTGCGAGGCAGGGGGCTGATCGAGCCGGGCTATGTTCAAACTATGATGATCGGAGGCGTCCAGAGCTTCACCCCGGCCTGGACCAATACCCAGCAAGACGACTGGACCTATGCGGCATGGACCGACCCCGCGGGGGCGACGGACTCGGGGACCGTCACGACGGTGAACTCCTCGACGCAGGTGACGGTGCGGAGCTCGAACGCGCTCGAGACATGGGCAACGAATTACTGGAACGGCATACAAGCTTGGATCTATCTGACGAATAGCGGCGGCTCGGGGGTCACCTATACCGAGTCGCGGCCGATCACGGCGTGCAGCTCGATGTCCGCCGGGGGGACGGCCACGATCACCCTGGCCTACGCCCTCTCCAATTCATCGAGCGGCGCCTACGACGGCTACTCCATCATCGGCACCAACGTCCCGCTCTCATCGGGCGGCCTCGGCGACGTCTGGCGGCTCTACGATGTGACCGACCCGGGCGCGCTCATCGCCGATCACATGGTCCCGAACTTCCCGGTGTCGGTCCCCTTCATCAGCTTCAACGGCCAATCGGCGATCCTCACGACATCGCCCGAATGCCAGATCGTCACGGCGACGGGGGCCGGCTCGGCACAATTCCAGGTGATGCCGAACACGGGCCAGGTCCTGTTCGTCCGGCCCGTGGTCGAGCAATGCAATTCGATCGCCGTGCTCAACGCCGGCGGTTCGAATGTGGTCGCTCCCGTGAACATCTACATGCTCCTGCCCTATTCGCGGGGGGCGCTGGAGACGACCTATCCCAGCTCGGGTTACGCGGGGACGGCTTATACCCAGGCCGGCCTCGAGCGCACGGGCTATTGCGACGTCTACTCCTGGGGCTATGCGGGCAACGCGACCGTCCTCAACGACCTCGCACAGATGCTCCAGGCCAGCCTCGGCAATACCCAGGTCGAGGGCACCGTGCACTATCGAGGGCTCTACGCGACGATGCAAGACCCCTCGGGAGGATACCTCCTCTCGATCGCGGGCAACGGCTATACGACCGGCGACGAGGCCCTCGGCATCCCGGTCCGGGCCTATACGGTGAGGTACCTCAACGACGGCATGGGCGGCCTGAATTACGAGACCGGCCTGCGCTGCTCCAACAGGCAGGAGCCGCGCACGGGCGAATCCCAGTACACTCACCTGTCCGTCCTGGGATCGGGCCCGCATTTCAAGCCGTTCGAAATGGGCCTCGCCCGGGTCGGCGGCGGCAAGGCCGACTTCGTCGGCGCGACGGGCTTCCGGGCCCCGAGCTTCGACGAGATGGGCGCGGCGGCCGAGGCCGGCGCGTTCGCGGACCAGGCCGGGGCCGATGGCGGCGGAGGCCCGCGGGCCAGCTTCAAGGAGGCCAAGGCGGCGCGGCAGGAACAGGACGACGCGGCGGCGGCGGCGAAGCTCGAGCGGGAGAGCGGGCGCAATGCGGCCCTCCACGCGCGGAACCAGCTCCGCGACGCCAGGGCGGCCGTCCATCGCGACAGCTCCGGCGATAACGAGTTCGCGGGCAGGCGCGCGGCGGCCGAGGCCGCGAATCGCAACGACGGGCGCACGACGGAGATGAGGGGCGCGGCGCATGGCCCCGACCCCCAATACCCGGAGACGAAGGCGGCGGGCGAGCGGATCGCCGACCGCGACCGGCGGCGGGCGGCCGGCAATGACCGGCCCGGCACGTCCGGCACCCTGGACCTCGCCGGCGAAGGCGCGGGCGGCCAGCTCCGCGACGAATCGACCGCGGTCGGGGGGGGAGGGGGCGGATGAGCGAGGTCTTCGGCCGGATCCAGAATCTCGAGAACGCGCTCAAGGACCTCGCGCGCCAGCTCGGCGACCTGGGGGTCAGGGTGACGGCCCTCGAGCTGGCGAAATGGGCCGGCGGGGGATCCGGGTCCGGCGCGGGCGGCTCGGCGGCCTTCTTCGCCTGCATGGCGCCCTCGAGCGGCACGATACAGGGCACGTGGAGCGGCTCGGCGCCGACGGCCGGCGGCTCGTTCACGGCGACGGTCTACCAACTGAGCTGGTCGTCCGGCTCGCTCTCCATCATCGACCTCGGCACGCAGACCATCTTCAACGCCGTCCCCGCCGCGCTGGAGAACTCGAAGGCGTGCATCCTGTCCCAGGACGGCGCGGGGAATTACGGCGTCGTGTCGCAGAGCTGCACTTGATGCCATTCACGAGACGATCTATGCCATCGCGAATGGCGCCTACGTTGCGCTATCGGGAACTTATACGATCTACAACGCGATGCTGTCGGCCGCGGCGGCCGGCAAGGTCACGGCCGTCTCCCCCGACGGCGACGGTACTTTCGGCGCGATCGCGCGGAGTTGTGCATGATCTGGACCCCGGAGCACCGGCGCGCGCGGCGATGGCGACGCCTGCTCGACGGCCCCAACGCGTTCTCGACCTGGGACATCGGCGGCTGCCATTGCGGCGGCGGCGGCTATCCGTGCGGGTCATGCACGATCCCCGCGAGCGACCTCACGGTCTCCTGGACCAACCCGATCATCGGCAACGGCTCGGCTCCGCTCATCTATTCGACGACCCCGAGCACGCAATGGGCGTCGGCGTGCACGAACCAAATCCTCTATGAGCTGATCTGTGTAGCCGGGTCCCCGGTATTCCAGGTCACGTATTACATCTCCGGGAGTTGTCCGACCGGAGGGGCCCAGACCTGCAGGACCGATGGGGCGAATCCCTTCAAACTCACGAGCATGAGCCTGACCTGCGGGTCGAGCTTCCTCTGGACGATCGGCCTGTCTTCGTCGACTTGTCCCGGACTCTTGGCCTCCGGCTATACCGGATTCACGGTGAGCACATGAGCCGCGACGCACGCTGCGCGCACTGTCCCCTGCCGATCGAGCCCTTCTGCGCCGGCGAGGGTGCCCGCCGGGTCTGCGACCTGGTCGACCCGGCGCACCCGTCCCACCGCCCCGGCTACCGGCGGTCGATCGAGCGGGCCGCCCGGCCGCGGTCGGAGGAGGAGCCGCCCGAGGTCCTGTATAATCGACTCGAGGAGGCGCGGCGGCGGTGGGAGTCCCTCTCCCCCGCCGAGCGGGCCTCGTGCTGCGGCTAGACGGCGCGGCGTGGCGATCCGGCGGCGCCATGGTGGCTTCGCCGCCACGGCCCTCGCCGGGCCGGGCGCCGGGGCGTACGATTGGTCCGGGGATTATCGATCCGACGACCCATCTCGGGGGACCTATCGTGCTCAGGTTCGGGCTCAGGAGCTGGATGCTCACCGTCACATACGCGGCGGTCTTCGTCCGCCTCGGCATGTTTAT